CAACAATCTTTTGGTGCTGTTACTGGAGTAGCTTTAAAAACATACACCTTAGGTGTACAGGCAGCTACTGAAGGACAGTTAAGATTTTCTGAAGCAGCTCAATCAGTTGCTATTGGTACAGCAGCAGGACTTTCTAGATCTCAGATAGAAGAGATTGGTAAAGCCGCAAAAAACACCTCGCTTGCTCTTGGTAGAGACTTAACAGATTCATTTAATCGTCTTACAAGAGGTATAACAAAAGCGGAACCAGAATTACTAGACGAACTAGGTATCATACTTAGGTTAGACCCTGCTCTTAGAGCATATGCAGACTCAGTAGGTAAGACAAAAGAACAATTAAATCAATTTGAAAAATCACAAGCTATCGCTAATGAAGTGCTAGATCAAGCTGAATCAAAGTTTGGCAAGATTGCAGAAATTATGGATCCCTCTGCTTTTGCTTTACAGCAATTTGCAGTAGCGTTTGATGATTTACTCAATAAATTTAAAGTAGGAATCGGTACAGTTTTACTACCATTACTAGGGTTTCTTTCTAATAATGTGTATGCACTTACAGCAGCACTAGGGCTTTTTGCACTTCCGATTGTTAAAACAATTTTACCTAATTTTGAAGCAATGGGACAAACTGCTAAAGAAAGTATGGAGACAGCTACTCAGTCTGTAAAGAAAGCACAAGGCGAATTTGACAGATTAAATTTTAAAGATAATAAGAAAACAAGAGATTCATCTATGGATGGCATTAATATGATGCGAAATAAAAAGGGGCAAAAGAATATGTCCTCAATGTATAATCAGATGAATCAAAAACAAATTACCTCCCATAAAAAGATGTTAGCAGCTAAAAAGGGTGACTACTTAAATTATACTCGACAAGAAAGACAAATAATGTTTAAGCATTTAAAACGACAGGAAAGATCTTTAGCAGTAAGTGAAGGTAAAAAGAGAGGGGAGTATGCAAAAACAACAAGCTTCTTTAAATTACAGCAAGCAAGAATGGTTTTAATACAGAAACAAGCAGGTACATTGATGGTAAGAGCTACTAAAGCAACTGCAGGATTAATGACAAAAGCTTTGAGTATGGTAGGTTGGCTTGGAATAATAGTTATGATTGGTTCCATAGTTATGGGAATTATAGGGTACTTTAAAAAGGCCAACGAAGCCCAAGATAAGTTAAACGAAAAAATGGCAAACCAGTTAAAAATGCAGAAAGAATTAAACATAGAACTAGAAAGAATGAATGAAGTCAGAGGCAAAGGGTTAGTAAAAGAAGGACTTGATACTTCTATTCAATTTGGTAATATGATATCTTCTGCAGACATGGCGGGTTCTTTAGCTAAGTCTAAGAAATTTAGAGAACAACAACAAAAAATATTTAACGATACAGGAGACGGTATCGGAGGTTCATTTGGTGTATTAGATAATGAAGCACTTTCAATGAAAAAGAAAAACATGGCCTACTTAGAAAAACAGGATGAAAGATATAATAAAATGTTGGATAACTCTAGCGGAAGAGCAAAAGATAGAATACTTAGACTTCAGGCCTTTAATGATCAGGCAATGAAGCAAAGACAGAAAGAAATAGACCAGTTATCAGAACTTGGATTTGCTAATAAAGATTTACAGCTAAATTACGAAGGAAATATTGAAACTCTAAAACAACTTGAACAAGGTGCAGTAGGGCCTCTAAAAGATACTTATAAAGAGATGAGACTTGAACTTGAAAAGAATGGTTCTTTAAGTGACGATCAAATTAAAAGACTAGGAGAAGAAGAAAGGGCGTATGTAAGTTTAACGGAAAGAGTAAAAAGATACGGAGAAGTTAGTAAAAGTTTCCAACAAGCTTTATCCGGCATGGGAGGTAAAGGACTGCCTATGCAAAATCAAAGAAAAGCTTTAAATGACATGCTACTAACTCAGGAAGCTCTAATTAAGAAAACAAAGATGGGGTTAAATAATACTCTAGTAGGCCCTCGTACACAGCAGGGAATGGAAGATAGAGCCAAAACAGAACTTACTTTAACTGAGGATGAATTACATTTAACAGAACTACAAAAATTTCAAAAACAACTTAATGGAATTGTAACAGCTGAAAAAGCTATTCTAGCAACTCAACAAGAGAACGCAAGAACTTTCTTAGCCCATGCAAATGCAAGAACAATAGCAGACAAAAAAGCAAAGATAGCAGCTACAGGCATGTTAAAAGTAGATGAAAAACTAGCACGAGCAAAACAAGACCAAGCAAATGCAGAAGCTGCACTTAAAGCACTTGACTTAAAAGGTAATAGAACAAGAGATAGCTTTGAAACTCAAGAAGCGTTAGATGCTTATCTTGCAGCTGGAGGAGTACTTCAAGAGCAAGTACAAGATGCTGAATACTCAGTAACTCTTGCTAAAGATAAAGTAACAACAGTCACAAAAGAAGTAGACGTTCAAAAGGTACTTAATGCAGAGCAACAAAAGCAATTAGATATAGCAGCTTTAAACTTAAAACTGAAAAAAGATACTCTTAATGTAAATTCTCAAGCATTAGCCTCACAGATAGGAAATGTTGGATTTAACAGCATGTATAGTGGAACAGGATTTGGAGCTCAAGCAAAGAAAGAACAAGACGTAGAACAGAAAAAATTCCAAATAGAAGAAAAAAGACTTGCTCTCGTAAATCAAAGAGCAGTACTAGAAAAACAAAAATATGATGCAAATAGTGAAGAACAACTTACAGAATTAGCTTCAATTGCAAACAATGAAAAGAAATTAGAGTTACTCCAAGCACAAACAACAGCAGCAGAATTCGCGGCAAGTCATTTAGGTCAATTACAGATGAGCTTTGCAAAAGGTATAGAAGATATGTTTGTAGCAATTGCACAAGGCTCTATGTCAGCGAAAGAAGCATTTAAAGATATGGCATTAATGATGCTAAAACAAATGGCTCAAATAGCTGCACAGCAACTAGCATTGAAAGCTTTAGGATTTATGGGATTCCCAACCCCTATGGCTAATGGTGGAATAATACCTATGGCAACTGGTGGAATCATTCCTAAATATTCACAAGGTGGAATAGCAACAGAACCTACTTATTTAGTAGGAGAAGGAAGACACAATGAAGCTGTTGTACCTTTACCAAATGGAAGAAGCATACCTGTTGATATGAAAGGCGGAAGCGGAACAAACAATGTATCAATTAACGTAAATGTTGATGGAAGCTCCTCAAATGTTGCAGATGGAGAAAAAGGAAAACAACTAGGAAAAATGATGGAAGCAGCAGTAATGGAAGTAATACAAAGAGAAAAAAGACCTGGAGGAGTATTAGGTAGATAATGGCAACAGCAATATTTCAAAATAACGGAAGTAATATAACAGGATTTTCTGCAGGAGTACCTGTAGACAAAGGCTTCCAAAGATCAAGCACACCTAAAGTACATACTATGACTTTTGGAGATGGGTATGAACAAAGAATAGCAGATGGTATTAATAACCTAGCTCAAGGAATGACAGTAAGTTTTACTACAAGACCTAAAGCAGAAATTGATGACTTAGTAGCTTTCTTTGAAAGTTTAGGGGGAGTTACAAAATTTAGAATGACTATAGATGATACTAATGGCAACGAAACAGTAAAAGTTGTATGTAAGTCCTGGAATCAAACATGGAGCTATGATAACTTCTATAGTTTATCTTGCTCATTTGAAAGGGTGTATGAAGCGTAATGGGAGAAAGAATAACGATAAAAGAGTTACAAAAGCTAGAGCAAGCTTCTGGGATTGTAGACCTCTATGAGATTGAATTAAATAATAATGCTAAAGCTTATATTACAAAGGCTCCTGATGGTGACCTTCAAAGTATAGAGCTTTACGATTATGATACACATACTCAGAAAAATACCTATATACCTATTCCATTAGAAATAGAAGGAATCGATATAACAACAAAAGGAGTATCACCTAGACCAGTATTAACAATTGCAAATATTTTAACAGACTTTGAAAATGCAATCTCTCCCCTAACATTTCAAGATCTAATAGGAAAGAAAATATACAGACGAAGAACTTTACAAAAATACTTAGTAGGAGAGGCGTCAGAAACAGCTTCAGGAGTTGCTCCAGTAGAGTTCCCAAGACAGATGTGGGTAGTAGATAGAGTAGAGCAAGAAGATTCATTAAGTATTGCTTTTGAACTGACAAGTCCATTTAATACTGAAGGCTTAGTTCTTCCATACCGTGTAGTAGGGCATAATGCTTGTCCTTGGCAGTATCAAGGAGCAAGTCCTGAAAAAACAGAAGGTAATAAGAGAGGTGGATGTTCTTGGCATACTGAAAGCAAATATATAATAAATGGCATAGCATATCAAGTATATGTAAATTCAGATGATGAATATGTAATTCCAAGTACAGTTACATTTACTACTTGGTCAGGCAGCGGAACTGTAAATGCCTATTATAAAACAACAACAACACTAGGTACTTCTAGTCAGGTTAGAAGATATAGTGCAGATGGAACAATAGATACTTCTGCAGATGGCAGCACAGTAGTAAATTACTGGCAAGCTAACAGAGCTACTAGCGTAACTCCGCAAGATAATCATTCAGACTGGACAAGAATTAGAGTGTACGATAATTATAGTACAAGCACTACATATTATGCTTATACAGATGATAAATTAAATATGCTTGTAAGAGCAACATCAGGATCTGAGTTATTATGGCAAACAAAGATAACTCAGTCTAATAATGCATTACAATTTGGAAATTACTGGAAGAGGGGAGACTTATGTGGTAAAAGACTTTCTTCTTGTCAGACTAGATTTGGTTTTGACCCAATAACTCCAAGTGCATCAACTAGTACAGGAAAAGCAAATAAAATTACAACTAGAACATTACCCTTTGGAGGCTTCCCAGGTGCAAGAAAATTTAAGTAAACTATTGCCTGAGATATATAGTCATATGGCTATTGAAGCTCCGAGAGAAGGGTGTGGGTTAATTATTGATAAAGAAAATCCAAAATTTATTCCACTAGAAAACATAAGTGGAGAAAAAGACCACTTTACAATTGACCCAAAAGAATACGTTAAGTATTCAATTAAATCAAAAATATTATATGTAGTCCATAGTCACTATGATCAAGATTGTTATCCGAGTGAGCATGACAAAAACAACTGTAAGGCATTAGGTATTCCATACTTAATAGTATCTTACCCAGACAAAAAGGAATTTATTTATGACCCACGTTAAATTATTAGGAGAGTTAGGAGACAACTTTGGTACTGAATGGCAGTGTGCAGGTAACTCCGTGCGTGAGATTTTAAAACTTATTGACTGTCAAGTAGATGGGTTCAAAGAATATATAGCAGAGTGCCATGATAAAAATATTGCATTTACTATACAGAATGGAGAAGATTTTATAGATGCAGACATAAATGAACTCGGATTAAATAACTTAAAAGATACTGTAATTATATCCCCTGTACCAGCAGGGTCAGGAAAAGGTCTTGGAAAATTATTAACAGGACTACTAATGTTAGCGGCAATGTTTTTTATGCCCGGAATGGGAGGAATGTTTTCAGCTAGTGGAGGGCTAACAGCAACTGGAGGTATATCTGCAGCCGGATATGCAGGACTGGGGGCAGGTGGAACTCTTAGTATAGCAGGCGCAAGTGCTGGAACGGTTACAGGATTAAGTGGAGCACAAGCTATGGCTGCCGGATTATCTGTAAGTTTAACAGTACCGGGTGCAATGGTGATGATGTTAGGGGCAAATTTAGCAATAGCAGGTATAACAGAAATGTCAGCCCCAGATGCAGGAGATATGACATCAGATCCTTCATTTCTTTTTAATGGAGCAGACAACAACGTAGAACAAGGACAACCTGTACCAGTATTATATGGTACAATGAAAATAGGAGGAACACCGATTAGTCAAGGGTTCCAGACAGGAAAATTAAGAGGGGCAAATCTAAACTACAGCTCAGGCACAATAACAGGGGGCTACTATGGAAGCTCTGACGGTACTAGTAGTGGTGGTGGTTGGAAGAGAGGCCTTACGATAGTACATCAAAATTAGGAAAAATAATGGCAAAATATACAAGTAAACCTTTTGGAACAAAAACAATTGCAGACAGACAGAGTCCTAATAAAACTCAAGTTGCTGCTGCTTACGATATTCTCTCAGAAGGAGAAATAGAAGGATTAGCGAATGGCTTTTCGTCTGTTTATATTAATGATGTTCCAGTTATTGATACACTTGCGAATGAAATTGTAAAGACTAGAAAACTTATATTAAGTACTACTGCAGGAGCAGCTACAGTATCAAATGCTGCTTTTGGACAAGTAAACGCTCTTTCGAATAATAACGTATCTGGACTAACTTTAGGTACAAGACATATTTTAATTGAAAAAGCAGGAGGATATGGGTCAGGAATAGCAAGTGGAACAAAAGATTCAAATACTATAACTACCTCATCTTCGTTCTTTAGTGCTGAGATGATAAGTAACTTAAATTCAACTGGATTTACAGGATATATAAGAGTTACTGGCGCAGGAATAGATGGGACTGATCTTATTACTATGGCAACTTTTATAAGTGCTACAGAAATACAAACATCAGAACTAATCGCCACAACTGTTAGTAATGTAGATATATATGTAGATTTAAAAGCTAAAATTACAAACATTACAGGAAATGTTGCTACTTTAAGCGTATCTCCTGCAGTTAGTTTGTCAACTACTTCCGGTGCAATGACTGGTGCAAATATATCTGAAACACGACTTAAAAACTTATTTAACCTTGAAAACCTTCAATTTTCAATGACTACTGGAACACAAACTCAAGGTGCTCTTTCAATGAACACAAGCTTTGGACAAGCAGCTGTAGTAACAAATCCTGCTATAGAGCTAGAACAAGGTGACTTAAGAGACATAATAGGAACTACAGGAAATTTAGTAAACGCATATAATAATGACTTAGATGATCCTTCAAGTCTTGAAGGTAGTTCTGCTGACACTCTTATGACTTCGGCATTTTTAGAAGTATCAAATCCTTCAGAGGTGGATGAAATACATTTAACTTTTAACTTACCTTCCTGTCATGCGTTAAAATCGTCTTCGGGGGCTAAAGGTCCTTCTTACGTTGAGCTACAAATTTTCTTTGAATACTCTACAGATGGGGGAGCAAGTTATATTTCAGAACTTGCATTTGGTGCAAGTAATGACGATATTATAAATAGAGCAGCAGGATTGCACATATTTTCTAGAAGTGGCTCCGATCTACCAAATAATGGTTATATAAGACCTTCTAAAGCCCAGTATGCAGCTTTTGTAGAAGAGTTTGTAATAAATACAGAACAGTTTCAACCTTTTGATGATTATAGAATTCGTGTAAGAAGAATTAATGATTTAAACTTTAAATCTGGTAGTTTTCAACATACTAATAACTGTATACTACAATCAGTAGAAAGCATTATAAAAGACAAATTAGCGTACCCACATACAGCATATGCTTTTACATCTTTCAATGCAAAAGATTATGATGGTTCTGTGCCTTCAAGAGCTTTTGCTCTTAAAGGAATGAAAATTCAAGTACCTACAAACTACGCTACTCGAGATGAAACAGGCGGAGCTGCAGTATATAATAGAAACATATCTTCAGGAGCAATAGAAAGCTCTTACCAAAACTGGGACGGTAATTTTAGAGGAGATTTAGATACTTATACTTTTTCATCTGTAAACTACAATAAAGTATTTTGTGATAATCCTGTTTGGATTATGTATGATATACTTACAAACACTCGTTATGGTATGGGGCAGTTTGTTGAAAAAGAAAATATAGATAAGTATGAACTATTTAGACTAGCCAAATACTGTGATGAAGAGGTACCAGATGGAAACGGAGGGGTAGAACCTAGATTTACTTGTAATATATACTTTGCAGAATCAGGAGAAGCTACTACCGTATTAAAGCAACTTGCTTCTGTATTTCATGGAATGGGTCTTTGGGCAAATGGAGAGTTTACAGTAACAGCAGACCAACCAAAACAACCAGTAGCATTATTTTCAAAAGCTAATATTATCAACGGTCAATTTACTTATGAAGGAACAGGAGACAGAGTAAGAACAAACCAAGTAAAAGTAACATGGAATGACCCAGAAGATAATTATAGACAGTCTACAGAGTATGTAGAAGACTATGAAAATATTGCAGAGATAGGCAAAATAATAAGATCAGAGCAGTTAGCTTTTGCGTGTACGTCAAGAGGACAGGCACACAGAATGGGCAAATGGAAATTACTCTCAGAAAAGAATGAAAGAGAAACAGTAACTTTTGAAACAGGACAAAATGCAATAGGTTTACTTCCAGGTCAAGTTATAGGTATCCAAGATGCAGACAGAGACAGAATTTCATACGCAGGTAGGGTTTCAAATACAGGAACAAGGTCAACAACAGTTATTCCTTTAGATAGAACAATTAGTTTACCTACATATGATGCGGCTTTTCCACCTGAATTAGTTTTAATGTACCCAAAAGGAGGTGCGTATCTTATAGATGACTTTGCAACTATTGGAGGAGTAGACTATGTAAAAGGAGATTTAATAGGGAGTATAACTACTTCAGCTGCTGCAGCTAATGAAGATGCAAATATAGAATGGTCAGAAGACTTCCGAACAGAAACAAAAATAATTACTACTAGTGCAGGAAATGTTTCATCTTTGACAGTATCTAGTGCTTTTTCAGAGACTCCAGAAACTGAGGCTATTTGGGCATTAAAGTTATATAATGCAGATGGAAGTCTTAAAGTTGGTACAATAAAAGAATACAGAATTATCGCTATAAAAGAAGATGAGGGTAAGTTTAGTATAGCAGGCTCAGAGTATCATAGAGAAAAGTTTGCTGAAATAGAAAGAGGATATGGATTAGAAGTTAGACCCACAAAAGAGTCTGCGGATCCTGATGATGTAGTACCCGCTCCTACTAATGTAGTTATTGCAGTTGAGCCAATGGATTCAAGTAATACTAATTCTTCTACTGATACATCTGGAGTTATCACAGGTAACAAAGTTAGTATTAGTTGGGATTATCCTTTAAATGCAGATGGGACTAAATATAAATTTGCAAATGGTTTTGAACTCGTACATACATTCAACGGAGAAGAAGCTACGGAACTTGTTAATACTATAGATCAAAGCTTCACTGTTAGCAATATTGGGGCAGGGGAGTATGATGTCCGTATAAGAACAAAAACTGCAATAGGCAGTGTTTCTCAATTTATTAGAAGAACAGTAGAGATAGCAGAAAGTGAGTTTGTAAACCCAGGTGTTTCTAGAACACAACTATTGCCTAGAGGCGGTAGTTCAAGTAGGAATCTAACAATAGGTGCTTCTACAGGTCTAGCAGAATTTAGTTCTAGTAATTATAGCCTTACAACTTTAAACGGGGTTACTTTTACAAACGAATCTAGTACTGATACTACATATAAACAAGACTTTTCAAACATGGCTAGTACGGCGTATTTAGTATTTAATTCAGTAGATACTACAGATAGATTAAAAGCTTTAGAAATCAAAACAACAGCATCAACACCCTCAGTAGATTATTTTGCAGAAGTAGGTGCAAGTTCAAATGGTTTTACTACAGATACAGGGACTATTCAAATTGACAAACATTCTAATCAGTTGAATGGTACAAATACTTTATTTACAACAGAGAATAAAGTTGGTGATTTAATTAAATTAGAAAACGGCTCTACTACTACTTCAGCAACAGCATCAGCAATTACAGAATCAAAAATAGTAACGCTTTCTGCAACTAATAGTAATATTAAAGTAGGGCAAACAGTTACAGGAACTGGAATAGTAGGGATATCTTACGTCGAAAATATAGATGGAACAGCAATTACTTTAGCTAATAAACAAACAATTGGTAGCGGAGTTACATTAACATTTACCCCATACTTGAGTGTTAAACGAATTAGATCTATAGAATCAAATACAGTACTATACTTTGAAGAGATAGTAGGTAGACCTTATTCAGGAACAGCAAAAGCAAGACAATCATATAGGTCAGACTTTACAAATGACGCTATACTTGCAAAAATAGATAAAACAGGTAGTACGTACAGCATAGAAGAACTATATGTATCTGCAGGTGGAGAGAAAGGAGACAAAGGTCCATTAGGTCCTAAAGGTGTCGACGGTCCTAAAGGTCAAAGAGGTGTTGACGGTCCTAAAGGAGAGCCAGGAGCTGGCGGAGAGAAAGGTGTCAAAGGTGCAGCAGGAGACAAAGGGCCTAAGGGTACTATTGGGGACACAGGAGACAAAGGAGATATAGGGCAGAAAGGAGACCAAGGTGCTAAAGGATTTGGTGGTGACCAAGGTGTTAAAGGAGCCACAGGACAGAAAGGAGACCAAGGTGCTAAAGGTATCGTAGGTGCTAAAGGTGGAGCAGGAGCCACAGGACAGAAAGGAGACCAAGGCGATAAAGGTATCGTAGGTGCTAAAGGTGGAGTAGGAGCTGGAGGACAGAAAGGAGACCAAGGTGCTAAAGGTATCGTAGGTGCTAAAGGTGGAGTAGGTGCTGGAGGACAGAAAGGAGACCAAGGTGCTAAAGGTGAATTGGGAGTTAAAGGTGGACCAGGTGATGCCGGTGCTAAAGGTGGCGAAGGACAAGTTGGGGACAAAGGTGTTAAAGGTATTAAAGGAGTAGGCGGTCAAACAGGAGTCAAAGGAGACCCGGGAGACGAAGTATTCCTTATTTATTATGACGGACTAGAAAATGACGCATTAAATGGCAATGCTTCTGTAACTACAACAAGTAAACCCCTAGCTCCAGACATGGATGGCGGTTCTAGTGCTATTAGTAATTTGTTTAGATTAACTCAAAAAGATGGGACAGTTACAGATTGGTACACAGAAGCCGCAGCTTTATCTAATTGGTATTTTGTAGCTTCCGCAGTTACTCCAGGATTATTCCAATCCCCTAGATCTGAGTGGACAGTTAGTGAATACTTACAAGGAGAAAAAGGACCCCAAGGAGATACAGGACAGAAAGGTGTTGTAGGAGCTAAAGGTGGACCAGGTGCTACAGGTGCTAAAGGAACTACAGGTGCTGGAGGAGATAAAGGTGCTAAAGGTGTTACAGGTGATGGAGGTGCTAAAGGAGCTACAGGTGCTGGAGGTCAGAAAGGTGCTAAAGGTGGCATAGGTGCTACAGGTGCTAAAGGTGTTACAGGTGATGGAGGTCAGAAAGGTGCTAAAGGTGGCATAGGTGCTACAGGTGCTAAAGGAACTACAGGTGCTGGAGGTCAGAAAGGTGCTACAGGTGCTGGAGGAGATAAAGGTGCTAAAGGTGTTACAGGTGATGGAGGCCAGAAAGGTGCTAAAGGTGGCATAGGTGCTACAGGTGCTAAAGGTGTCACAGGTGATGGAGGTCCAAAAGGTGCACAAGGAGCTGCAGGTGATAAAGGTCAACAAGGTCCTGCGGGAGACAAGGGAATAAAAGGAGTATTAGGTACTCAAGGACCAAAAGGTCAAGGTGGAGCTACAGGTGCTAAAGGACAGCCAGGTGCTGCAGGTGCTAAAGGTGGTACTGGTACTGCAGGAGACAAGGGACAGAAAGGTGTTCTTGGACAAACCGGTGTTAAAGGTGCTGATGGTAGTCCGGGGGCAGATGCTCCTTATGTAGTAATTGGTTTTGATACTACAATTGATACAAATGCAGAAAGAACCACAGCAATTAAAACCTTCTCAGGATTAAGTGTAGTAAAAGTTAACTCTGTATATTGGGATGCTACAACTGGTGTACCACATCAGAACCAAGCTAGTGAAGCTTCTAATCCAACACTTACACCACTTACAGGAACAAATGCTCTTATTTCTGCAGACACTATTTCAGTACAAGATTTAATCTTACCCACAACAGGGTCTAGAGTTAGTGGTAGTATTATTGGTAATTTTAATAATAATTCACTAAGATATGCAGAAGTATGTGAAGTAGGCACAGGAGCAGGATTTTATCAAGGATTTGTAAGAGCAAAAGGTGGCACAGGACAAGTAAAAACTATTCATTTCTTATTCAGTGATGGAACTGTAAATACTACAGTAACAACTGGAGGAGCAGATACTACGGAATTAGGTGAGAGTTCTTCAGGTGTAGTTTATAAAACTCCCCTTATACAAAAACTGCCTGGATTAGTATCAGAATCAAGATTAACATCAACCGATGACACAACAAATATTCCACTAGCATTTAGATATGATGGAACAGGAACAGTAACTTTATATATATACGGTCAGGGGGACTCCAACAGTAGACAAGTAAATTTCGTAGAAGGAAGATTTATTAAATTTGGTGTATCAACTCCAACTCAATTTACGTTTACAGATGTGTCAAATGCAACAGCAAGTAGTACACAGACATCAAATACTATAACATTATCAGGAAGTGCTTTTGTATCAGGAACAGCAAGTATATCTCTAGGAACATTCAGTGTAAATGGTGGGTCACATAGTGGCACATCTAGAACAGTAAATAACGGAGACACAATACAATTACAAGGAGTAGCTTCAGGTACAGGTGGAGCAACTAGAAATCATGTATTTACTGTGAGTGATACATCAGATACATGGACAATAACAACAACAGGAGGCAGTAATCCACCATCTAACCCACCAAGTGGTCCAGGCGGAGGGGCGCTTCCATAAGGAGAATAATTATGGCAATACATAACTTTACATATACATATACACATAAAGAGCTACGAGCTAGAATTGTAAACAATACTAACGTCATTGACAATGTTCGAGTAGAAATCACAGGCATAGATAGTGTAGATAATACAAAAACAGCAACTATTGAACAATGGGTAGCTTTTAAAGTAAACCAAAGAATGAATGGGGATATTAGTGATTTTATTCCCACCAAACAAGTAACAAACGAAACTATCCAAACTTGGGTACAGCAAATTTATCAAGAGGGAACAACGGCAAGAGAGGGGCTAGATGCTCTTATGACCTTAACAATTTTTGGTGATGATGAACTTCAAGCGTAACCTATACAGTTTATGAATCACATCCGAAATTTAATGCTTGACTTCACCTCAAGATTTTGATATAATTAATGCTATAGGAGCAAAATAATGGCAGCAGGTAAATACGATATAGTTATAGATCAAGGTTCAGGTTTCGGCTTGGATCTCGTTGTACAAGAGAGTGGGAGCGCGAAAGACCTTTCGAGCTATTCCGTTAGGGGACAAATTCGTCCGACAGTTACGTCAGATACGTTAACTGCATCTTTTGTTGGAACTGTAACTGAAGCAAGTCAAGGAAAAATAAATGTAGCGCTGACTCCTTCAACAACAGCGGCTATGTCAGCAGGTAAATACTTTTATGACGTAGAGGTACATACAAGTGGAGATTCAGTAGTAACAAGGTTATTACAGGGGACAGCAACAGTTAGTCCAGAAGTTACCAGATAGTGGCCAAGTCCACAACAATTCAAGCTTCACAGGATGTAGTTGCAGTAACTATAAATGATAATAATGTTACAGTTAATGTAGTACCGCAGGTAACAGCAATAGAAGTTAGTTCAGCTATCGCAGCCTCGGCTACAGCAATTCCATTTACAGGAACAGGTACTTTATCAAGTACAGGTAATATTGGGGATGCTCTACAAGTTTTAGCAGACCAATTTTATGTATCAACAACTCCTCCCCAAGCGGGAGATACAAATCTAGAAGAAGGTGATTTATTTTATGATACTGACGACAATCAGTTAAAGATCTACCGAGAGACCTCTTCGGGTGTTTTTAGTTTCGTTCCAATAATGATTGGTAATGAATCAGCAGACTCAGACACGGTAGACGCAGGAGGCTTTTAAGCCTCAAATAGGAAACAAAAATGGCACAAACTATAAAAATTAAAAGAAGTCAAAATACCGCTGCACCTGGCTCATTAACAGCTGGAGAACTAGCTTATTCACAAGACTCAAATAAACTATTTATTGGTAGACCTTCCGATGGGAATGTTACAACAATTGGTGGTGACTTATATGTCAACATGCTTGACCATGCTTTAGGAACACTAACAGCAAGCTCAGCAATAACAACAGACGCAAACAATAAAGTTAATCAACTTAAAACAGCAAATCTTACAATAGGTGGAAATTCTATTTCATCAGGAAGTGGAGACATTGACCTTGTTGCAGCAGGAAATTTAGATATTGATGCAGGTACAGTAGACCTCTCAACACAAGCAACAGATTTCAGAATTATAGATAATTCTGCTACTGGCATGACAATCTCAACAGGAGATCATACTTACTTAACTTTTGATTCAACCAACACAGCAGAAAAAATATTAGTAGGTAGAACACTAGACATGAATGGTCTAGAATTAGTACTTGACGCAGACGGTGATACAAGTATTACTGCAGATACAGATGATAGAATAGACTTTAAAATAGGTGGAACAAACGAACTAGCAGTAACAGGCTCAACATTAAGACCTGGCTCAGACCTAAGTATTGGTCTTGGTACTTCAAGTGTTAGATTTGCAAATGCATTTATAGATAATATAAAAATAGATGGAAATACAATCACATCTGAAAATACAAATGGTAATATTAATATTACACCAAATGGAAGTGGAGCAGTTGTATTAGATGGATTTGCTTTCCCAATAAACGGTTCAGGTTCAAACGGCCAATTCTTGAGACAAGACTCAAGTGGTAATTTAGAATTTGCTACTGTAGTATCTTCATTAACTCTCTCAGCAGATAGCGGTACAAATGATACTATTAACACAGGTGAAACTTTAACATTCACAGGTGGAGAAGGAATTGATACAGCCGTAACAAATAATACAATCACTATAGCAGCAGAAGAAGCTACAACAGGTAACTTAGGTGTTGCCTCATTTGCTACAGCAAACTTTACAGTAGCTAGTGGACATGTATCTGCAAAAACTATCACACTAGGAAGTACTACACTAACTAATGGTTCAACAACAACAGATTTAGCAGGTATCACTTCTTTAGTAGTAGATAACTTAACATTAAATGGTTCAACGCTTTCTACTTCTGCAGGCAACAACAATATTGTTCTATCTCCTCATGGAACAGGAACAGTAACAGTACCTTCAGGATATAAAGATAGATCTGGCTTCAGTACAAACTCTCTAGTAAGTAAAGAGTATGTTGATGCGATCAAACAAAATTTAGATATTAAAGATTCAGTACATTTAGCTTCAACAAGTAATGTATCATTAACAGGAGGTGCTTCAGGACTAGAAGCAGGAGACTCTATTGATGGAGTAGCTCTAGTAGCAGGAGACAGAGTTCTTCTTAAAAATCAGACAGATGCTTCAGAAAATGGTATTTATGTTGCAGTATCTTCTGGAGGCACTCCAGCAAGATCAACTGATGCAAATTCTAATGATAAAGTTAATGCAGGTATGTTCGTATTCGTTGAAGAAGGAACAGTTAATGCAGATAACGGATTTGTTTTAACAACCAACGGAGCAATTACTTTAGATAACACTTCTCTAACTTACACACAGTTCTCAGGAGCTGGTCAAATAGTAGCAGGTGATGCATTAAGTAAATCTGCAAACACATTAAATGTAAATGATGATAACGTAACTATTGAAGTCTCATCAGATGCATTAAGAATTAAAGGAATTTCACAAACAAGAAAAGGAGACTTAATTCTAGGAAAAACAACAAATGACGCCGGGTATGACAGATTACCAATCGGAACAGCTGATCAAATATTAACTGTTCAAAGTGGTACATTAGCATACACTAGTACATTAGACGGCGGTACATTTTAATTTAAACACTACCTGAGTATATACTCAAAAAATAGGTTACATAAATATGGCACAGACAATCAAACTAAAGAGGTCTAGCGTTGAAGGACGCGTACCTGGAACTTCAGACTTAGAACTTGGCGAAATCGCCATTAATACCTATGATGGTAAAGTCTATGTAAAGAAGAATGATGGGTCTGATGCCGTTGTAGAAGTAGGTGCAACAAATAACATTACTACAACTTTTCAAGCATACGACTACACAGCTACAAATAACCAAACCACTTTCTCGGGTAGTGATAATAACTCAAACACTTTAGAATATAATACAGGAACTCCTCCTGCTATATCCGTATACATGAATGGTATTCTTCTTGATGAAGGAACCGACTATACAGCAACTTCAGGAACAAGCATAGTATTACAAGACGCGGCAACTACAGGTGACTTAGTTCATATTCAAGCATATAAATCCGCAGCATCTTTCACATCCGACTTTAGTCTTCCCGACTCAGTAAAAGTACTGATGGGAGACAGCGATGATTTACAAATTTACCATGACGGTAGTCATAGTTATGTAAGAGATGTTGGAACTGGTAATTTAAGATTACAAGGTACGAATCTTAATTTACAAAATGCAGGTGGAACAAAAAATTATTTAGTTGCTACTAATAGTGGGGCAGTTACATTATACTATGATAACTCAGGAAAACTTGCGACAACATCAGCAGGTGTAAACGTTACAGGAGAGGTAGCAATTAGTGGCTCTCAAGTAATTAACTCTAGTGGGGAATGGACAGGTTCTCAAGCAGGTATAAAAGGAGATAAAGGATTAAAAGGTCAAAAAGGAGAGGAAGGTCCAACAGGTCCAGGAGGAAGTGTTGGTGGTACTGGTGGAACAGGACCTAAAGGTCAAAAAGGTGATAAAGGTACTGGCGGTCTTACTGGTAGTAAAGGACAAAAAGGTGAAATAGGAGCTACAGGCCCAACAGGTACTACTGGAAATACAGGTACTACAGGTGCTAAAGGTGATACAGGTATAAAAGGAACTACAGGGCAAAAAGGTGCTTTAGGTAATACAGGTCCAACTGGTCTAACTGGTCCAACAGGTGCTACAGGTGCTAAAGGGCAGAAAGGCGAAATTGGTGTTACAGGTAATACAGGTGGAACAGGTCCAACAGGTGGTAAAGGTCAAAAAGGTGAAATAGGTGTAGATGGTCCAACAGGTCCAACAGGCAGTACTGGTCCGACAGGTTCTAAAGGCCAGAAAGGAGAAGTAGGCGTAACAGGTTCTACTGGTGCAGTTGGTAGCAAAGGTCAAAAAGGTGAGATAGGTGCTACAGGTAATACAGGTGGCACAGGTAGTAAAGGTCAAAAAGGTGAAGTAGGTGTAGACGGTCCAACAGGCCCAACAGGAGGTAATGGTCCAACAGGTGGTACAGGTCCAACAGGCGGTACTGGTCCAACAGGTCCAACTGGTAGTAAAGGTCAGAAAGGCGAAATAGGAGTTACAGGTAATACTGGTCCAACAGGTGGTACTGGTTCAGCAGGTGCTAAAGGTCAGAAAGGTCAGAAAGGAGAAATAGGAGTTACAGGTCCAACAGGAGGTACTGGAGGTACTGGTGGTGTAGGACCAAAAGGTCAAAAAGGTCAAAAAGGCGAAGTAGGAGTTACAGGTAATACTGGTTCTACTGGTAGTAAGGGTCAGAAAGGGGAAATAGGAGTTACAGGTAATACTGGAGGAACAGGCCCAACAGGTGGTACTGGTTCAACAGGTAGTAAAGGTCAAAAAGGTGAAATAGGTCAAAAAGGAACAACAGGTGGTACTGGCCCAACAGGCGGTACTGGTGGTACTGGTCCAACAGGTGGTACTGGTGCAAAAGGTCAGAAAGGTGAATTAGGGCAGAAAGGTCAGAAAGGTCAAACAGGTAATACAGGTGGTACTGGTCCAACAGGTGGTACTGGTCCAACAGGTGGTACAGGTCCAACAGGTGGTACAGGTCCAAAAGGTCAAAAAGGTGAGGGCGGTTCTAAAACAACCTACTCAAGTTTAACAGGGTCTAGTGGTGAGTGGTTTCATATTTTAACTGTAGAAGACTCCCACGGCCCAGTATTTGCTTCTTTAAATACGTATGCTCATAGTGGAGCATCATTTACCGCTATAAATGGTTATAATCCATCTGCTACAGGCTCATTAACAGTATTAACTACGAACTATAATGCCAACGGTAGTTATGCAAATGTATCGGGACTAAGAATAAAAGGTGATGGAGCTGTTGAAGCTAAATTGAATTGGAGTAGTGGTCCTAATGTAAATCTAGAAATTAATGTAAGTAATGCAGACCAAGCTGCTGTATCATTTCCATCAAGTTTAGCTACAGGAACTTCAACTGCAACTGTTGTAGACTCACATACTTGGGGTTCAACTAACGGCAGAACTAGTGGTAAAAGTGCTAATTTTAATGATGGCTATTATGTGGATTTCAACCAAGTCATTAATGGTTCTGGTACCTGGGTAGGCCCGAGTAGTGGGCTCAAAGGTGCTCCAGGTCCAACAGGTCCAACAGGTGGTACAGGCCCAACAGGTGGTACTGGTCCAACAGGTGGTACAGGCGCAAAAGGTCAAAAAGGTCAAACAGGTGGAACAGGCCCAACAGGAGGTACTGGTCCCGGAGGTGCTAAAGGTCAAAAAGGTGAAGTAGGCGCTACAGGTTCAACAGGTGGTACTGGTGGTACTGGGGGTACAGGTCCAAAAGGCCAAAAAGGTCAAACAGGTGGAACAGGCCCAACAGGAGCTAAAGGTCAAAAAGGTGAAGTAGGTGGAACAGGTTCAAAAGGTCAAAAAGGTGCATCTTACACTAATCAAGCAATCTCTTCTGAAGCAAATACTCATTATCTCGGTGGTATAAAAATAGCGGCAGAAAACACTGCGCAAAACTATATTGCTTTCTCAGGAACAACAGGTGACCAACCAGGTAACTATAACCACTCTTATATTGGTGAACACATTTACAGTGGCTCAGAAAGTTCTGAATTAGTTTTAGCTAAGTACAATGATATTGAAGGTAGTGCTGGGTCAGACAGAATTAGAATGATTGGTAATAATATTCTGTTTGATACATATCCAGCAGTTATTACACCATCTACAGGTGCTTCACTACAATCAGCGGTAGGAACAGGAAGTCCTACAACTAGAATGAGAATACGCCAAAATGGCGACATTGAGGTTGGTGGCAGTAAATTTATAGACTCAAGCCGCAACCTAAGCAACATTGGCACTATCTCTAGTGGAGTAATAACAGCAACTGGTGGTAACTCTACAAACTGGAACACAGCTTACGGTTGGGGTAACCACGCTTCTGCTGGCTACAGCACACCTACTGCTAGTGAAACACTTTCAGGGTTTAAAACCTTTACCAGTGCAAGCGGGATTAAATATTACGGAACTACAGCCTCACCTTTATGGTTAAGCAGATCTAGTGGCACCAATGTAAATATTCGACTAACAAGTGCGAGTGTTGGCACAACTTATGTAGGGCAAGGAGGGTCTGCTGGAACTTTAAAAGTAGGCACAAGTGCTGATTTGATAGGTGCTGGTAATACAGTTTGGCACACAGGCACCTTAACAACTACTAACAAAGCCAATTACGATACTGCTTATTCAAATGCTAGTCAGGCGTTGGGTACAAGTTCAACTCCACAATTTAGTCAAGTTAAAGCAACATCAAATACAGATGTTACGGGTTATCAGCTAAGATCAAACTTGGAAGTTATATCTGGAGAAAGTTGGTGTACAGCTTTTTATAATTACAACTATAATGATGGTGCGCTTTTCTTAAGAAGAAACGCCTCAGATACTGCACTGGCACATTTTCATATCTCTGGGTATAACAACCCAGGGTACGCAGGACATACTGATGGTGATGGAATGGTTACTTTGACAAGAAGTACATCTGGCAAAGCTGGAGGAAGTACTTACGCTGGGACAGGTTTACAAAATACCTCGGACTGGTCTCGTTGGGTTAAAACTGCAGATAGGACTATATTTGAAGATGGTGATGATAAATGGCAATTTGGAGTAGATGGAGATGCCCCACAAATTACTCTAATGTATGACGACCATACATCAGGCCCTGTTTGGGACACAGCAATTGAAATTGGAAGAACAAATGAACTTTCACATGGAACAGGGGCACCTAATTCGGTAGCGACTGGTGGTTACGGAATGAGTGCTAAAGGAAACTCTGATGGAGCTTTTTTCGGAATTGAGGAATATTCTTCAGGCAACTATAGACCCGTTATAGCTTGGGGTGATGACGTAACAGATACCCCTTTTATTATTAGATTTAATGGTACTAGTAAATATACACTAGATTACGCAGGTAACTTTACAGCAGTTGGTAATATTACTGCTTATTCAGATAAAAAACTAAAAGAAAATGTAGAAGTTATTGAAAATGCAGTAGAGAAAGTACAACAAATTAGGGGTGTTACCTTTACAAGAAACGATTTAAAAGATAAAGAAAAAAGACATACAGGAGTTATAGCGCAGGAAATAGAAAAAGTATTACCAGAAGCAGTAAGCTATGATGAAGAATCAGATACTAAAACCGTTGCTTACGGAAATGTAGTAGGACTATTAGTAGAAGCAATAAAAGAATTAAAACAAGAAATAGAGGAGTTAAAACGTGGCAAAGACCAAGAATAGAAAGTTAGCCGATTTCGGGCGAGATACAGCTCAAGCTGGAAGAATTAAGGATAGAGATTTATACTCTGGAGATAGTCTTGTCTTAGATATCCACTCAACTGGAGTTGAAGTACACGGGATTATTCAGGTTAATGGAGACACAGTTGTTAACTCATCAGGCGAATGGATAGGGCCACAAGCAGGTATAAAAGGAAGCACAGGTGCAACAGGTAGTAAAGGACAGAAAGGAGAGGTAGGAGCACAAGGTACTACCGGTCTTAAAGGTGAAGTAGGTATTACAGGTAATACAGGAGCTACAGGTCCAACTGGTCCAACAGGTGCTAAAGGGAACACTGGCTTAACAGGAACAACAGGAGAAAAAGGTCAAAAAGGTGTTACAGGTTCTGCAGGTCCAACAGGTTTAACGGGTCCAACAGGTCCAACAGGAAGTAAAGGCCAGAAAGGTCAACAAGGAGTTACAGGTTTAAAAGGTGAAGTAGGGGTTCAAGGAGTTACAGGTAATACTGGTCCAACAGGAAGTAAAGGTCAAAAAGGAGAAATAGGAGTTACAGGTAATACTGGAGGGACAGGCCCAACAGGTGGTACTGGTTTAACAGGTCCAACAGGTGGCAAAGGTCAGAAAGGTGAAGTAGGAGCTACAGGTTCAACAGGTGGTACTGGTGGTACTGGTGGTGTAGGGCCAAAAGGTCAAACAGGTCAAAAAGGGGATACAGGTACTACAGGTAATACAGGAGCTACAGGTTCAAAAGGTCAAAAAGGTGAGATAGGAGTTACAGGTAATACTGGTACTACAGGTAGTAAAGGTCAAAAAGGTGAAGTAGGTGTTCAAGGTAACACAGGTGCTCAAGGAACTACAGGAAATACAGGTTCAAAAGGTGAAGTAGGTGTTAAAGGTACTACAGGTTCAAAAGGTCAAAAAGGTGAAATAGGAGCTACAGGAGCTGGAGGTTCAAAAGGTCAGAAAGGAGAATTAGGAGTTACAGGTAATACTGGCGGTACGGGTCCAACAGGTAATACTGGTCCAACAGGTAGTAAAGGAGATAAGGGTCAAAAAGGAATAGTAGGAGCAGGGGGACCAACAGGTGGTATAGGTCCAACAGGTGGTACTGGTCCAACAGGAGCAAAAGGTCAAAAAGGTGAAATAGGAGTTACAGGTAATACCGGTGCTAAAGGTACAACAGGTAATACAGGTGGTACAGGTTCAAAAGGTCAAAAAGGAGAAATAGGAGTTAAAGGTGCTACAGGTACTAAAGGACAAAAGGGTGAAACAGGCGGTATAACAGGAATAGCAAACTTTGCAGACAATCGTTTATTAACTGCGGCAACTTCTTCTACAATCAATGCTGAATCAGGCTTAACATTCGATGGATCTACTTTAGGTATAAGTGGTGCGGCAGATGAAATCTTAGTACTCAACTCAACTGATGATGGTGCTATTTATATGGCGTTTAAAAGAAATTCTGACCGTCACGCTTATGTAGGTTTTGGTGGTGGTGGCGATACATTTAATATAATGAACGAAGAAACTGGAGGGACATTACAGTTTGGTACTGCTGGTTCAACAAGGCTTACTATCAGTAATACAGGGGATGCTAACTTCACAGGAGATGTCACAATAAATGGGTATCTTCAACACTATGATTACTTATACTCAAGACAAAGTTTAAGAGTATTAAATTCAGCTGGAAATGGTTGGCATGACTGGGCTACAAGAGGTGGCGGCAAGTTTGATCTAAATGTAAATAATATCGTATCAGCAACTATAAACACAGGAACTATCTCTAGTGGTGCAATCACATCCACAGGCATTATAACAGCAGGTAGTGGGCAAGGCGGTGTTTCGCTTACCCATAATGATGGTTATGGTAATGCAAACGTAACTTTTAACCATAAATCAGGCGTACCTGAGCAAAACGGGCAAGCTGCTCGTATAGCTGTTAATACAGATGGAACAGGAACTCAGGGCATTATAGAGTTTGAAGTGTCATCATCAGATGTAACGTCAGGAACCGCGGTAAATATTACAACAGCAATGGTTTTGGCACATGACTTTGTTGAAATACCGCAATATATATACCATCACAACGATACTGATACTTATCTTAGATTTACTAGTGATAGGGTAAGGCTTTTTGCAGGTGGTGCAAGTGTATTTGATGGCAGTGGTCAAGACATAAGATTAGGCAATAAGGTTCAAATTGGTGATACAGATAGCCAAAATGCTTTTGGATTTTTACAAGTAAACCAAACAGCAAATAATGATGAATCTGGTATAGCTATACTAGATTCAACAAACGCAAGGTCAATGAGACTTTGGGTAGATGAAACAACTTCATATATTAATTCAGGCAATGGCGGTGGTGCTAGTTTAGTTCTTAATGAAGCGATAACAATTAGTTCTGGTGGTAACTTAACTGGAGCTGGAAATATAAGAACTGCAGATGGTACTAATAGCTCAGTATCTTATGGATTTACTGGTGATGTTAATACTGGTATGTATAGCCCTGCAGATTCTGAATTAGGGTTTACTACAAACGGCGGCCAAAGATTAAAACTAGATTCTACTGGTGCTACTGTAACAGGAGACATAGTAGTTTCAGGAACAGCTACGCTTTCTGGAGATGCAGCCACAGGAACTAATGCACTAAATATACTTGGTTTAAACAATGGTAACGGTACTGGTATTACATTCTCTGATAACGGTACGCCACCCGTTTCTGCATCTGGTCAAAATGGTTATTTAACATATTATCATGGTGATGGTCAGTCTTATGGATCTGGAAATGTATTTATATTTAGTAGTAGTGAAGCTACTACAACTATTCTTGCTGATGGTAAGTTAATGTTTAAAGAGGGTGTGTATGTAAAACCTTCAAGTGGAACAGGTGCAGGAACACAAGTTATTAACTCCTCAGGTGTTTGGACAGGGCCAAGCACTGGTCTTAAAGGTGAAGTAGGGCCTACAGGTTCAAAAGGTCAAAAAGGTGAAGTAGGTGTTACAGGTGGAACAGGAGCTAAAGGTCCAACAGGTGGAACAGGTCCTAAAGGTCCAACAGGTGGAACAGGTTCAAAAGGTCAGAAAGGTGAAATAGGCCCTCAAGGTGGTATAGGGGGTAGTGGTGGAGTAGGTCCAAAAGGTCCAACAGGTGCTACAGGTCAAAAAGGTGAAGTAGGTGCTACAGGTCCAAAAGGCCCAACAGGTTCAAAAGGTGCTACAGGTGCTACAGGTCCAAAAGGTCCAACAGGGGCTACAGGTGCAAAAGGTCCAACAGGTCAAAAAGGTGCTACAGGTGCTACAGGTCAAAAAGGTGAAGTAGGTGCTACAGGTCCAAAAGGCCCAACAGGTGCTGCAGGTGCAAAAGGTTCAACAGGTGCTACAGGTCCAAAAGGCCCAACAGGTGCTACAGGTCTAAAAGGTCCAACAGGTGCTACAGGTCCAAAAGGTCCAACAGGTGCTACAGGTCCAAAAGGTCCAACAGGTGCTACAGGTCCAAAAGGCCCGACAGGTGGAACAGGTGCTAAAGGTTCAACAGGTGCTAAAGGTCCAACAGGTACAAAAGGTCAGAAAGGTGGTGATGCTACAGACGCATCAAGTCTTTCCTCTGGAACTGTACCACTTGCTAGAATACCAGAATTTTTAGAAGAAAAGTATATTTACTCAAGTAATGATTCCAATGGTGTTTACATGCCGATGGTAAAAGGGGGCATGTATTCAACAGGCTCTTCTTCAATCACAGGAGCGATTAAAATAAAAGTTCCAAATGCTATGGCCGCCGGCAACAACATGATGAATTTCTTTGTTGACATTTATGAGTATGCTACTGGTGAAACAATGACTTTCCGTATTTCTGGATATACGTATAGTAGTCAAACTTGGCATAATGTTTCTGCAATTAATTTATCAGATAATAACGACCGTGACTTTACTGTACGATTCTATGGAAATGAGAGTAATGATACTTCCTATGTAGCAATTGGTGAAACAAACAGTACTTGGACTTACCCCCAAGTAATTGTTCGAGATTTTTTTGGCGGATATAACACTTCAGAAGCTGAATCACAAGGAACTTGGGAAGTAAGCTTTGTTACTTCTTTTGATGGAACGCTTCGTCATTCACGAACCGACAACTTCCCTGCTAGAAGTGTAGGCGATAAAGGATCCACAGGTGCTAAAGGTCCAACAGGTGCGAAAGGTCCGACAGGTTCAAAAGGTCAAAAAGGTGCTGCAGGTGCAAGTGTTACAGGTGCGAAAGGTGCTACAGGTGCGAAAGGTGCTGCAGGTGCTAAAGGTGCTGCAGGGGCTAAAGGAGCTGCAGGTGCTAAAGGTCAAAAAGGTGCTGCAGGTGCAAGTGTTACAGGTGCTAAAGGAGCCACAGGTGGCAAAGGTCAAAAAGGTGAAGGCGGATTAACTACAACCAATGCAACTACTTTAGACAGTAAAACTTGGGACTCTTTAGATAAAAATATAGGTGCGCATAATTTTAATGTAGATGCAGGTAACTTACAAGGACTTAGATTTTGGAATGGAAGTAACTCTTATAGAATTTCAATGGCAAGTAGTGGCACATCTGGAGCTGGTAGAGTAGTAGGAGAAACTACATCCGACTACAATATGTACTTTAAAATGACAGGAGGAACAAATAGAGGTTTTGTTTTCCAAAATGGTACTACTAACGTAGCAGGTATTGACTCAGGCGGGAATGTACGTGCGTATAGATACTATGGAAAGGTAACTGCTTCAGGAGATGGACAAGCAAATGTGCCATTTAGACTAGATACTGATTATAACTCTTATATGATTACCACTGCAGGTAGTACATGGGGACTATTCTGGGCAGGAAATAGTGGAGCAAGATACGGAACAAATGGTAATGGAGGTCCTGGAAATATATGGGGCAACTCAGGTAATCCAAATGAATTCTGTTTTGTAGGTAGCGATAACACTGCATGGACATGTTATGGTAATAACGGAAATACTTGGCAGGCTGGTCGAATAACATGTGATTCAATATGGCCCGATAAATATGGCACACCTCAAGGTATGGCAGCTCCAAGATATGATAACTCTTTCTATGTTCTTCAATCTCAACATTGGTATGGGCATACAAGTAGTCAAACCCTGTATTTAGGAGAAGCAGGAAACACAACTATTATTAGAGGACCGCTTACAACAGCAGGTATTACATCAAGTTATGGTTTAGCTATGACTGGTGGGGCAACAAACTTCTTAATGTATAATAATGCTAATGAGAATCTTTTATATATGAGAGATACATCAGCAGGTGCTATGATTACAACTTGGGAAAAAACCCTATTTAGAGTAAACAAAGATTTTGTCGCTAATAGTACAGCAACATTTAACGGAGATATATATGGTAAGTCAGTAAACAATGCTCATTCTGCTCTGTATAGATTTGGAGGTATTTACTTTACATGGGATTCAGATTCTTATGGTACAAACACACATCATTGCATTAGGTCTACTGATGGCGATACTTACGGTGACCATATAACGTTAAATTCTTTTGGAAATGTAAGAATTAATTTTGACTCTAACTCAAATGGAACTAACTACTTTAGAATAGGGCATGCAACTACTGGTACTGGTAATGTACTATTAACACTAGACGAGTCAGGAAACGGTACATTTGCTGGGAACGTTACAGCTTACTCAGACGAAAGATTAAAAGAAA